CTGGAGTATTCTTCATAGCTCAATTTTCTCTTCCCAGTATCCTCCGTTTTAGCCCCCGAACCCCCTTCCGTATATCCTTGTTGCTTCTTTTGCTGCTCCACAATCTGTTTGTTCTGTGCCATCATCCGAACCGCCGCTATTACTGGGTTATTACCGCAGGATTTGGCAATATAGGGGTTAAGTTCAAAGTAGCGGTTCCATTCAATAGTAGAGATAAAGTCTATCGTCTCTTTTATTTTATCCCTTTCAGCAAGTTCAGGATACTTCTCAGTCGCCTCCGCTAACCACTCCCTACCCTTCTGAACCTGTGCTTCGTGGTCTTTTTTAGAAAACCTTGCTTCTATGTCCTTAAACTTGCCTTCCGCTACTTTATCTACATAAGTTTGTATATTTTTGGCAGTCTTGTTGAGGTCTAAATCGTCTATTACAAAAGGCTCAACTGCTTCGGCTTCTGGGTTTTGCTTTTTATCTACAAGTTCCAACTCCCCTGACACCACTTTGTCTATCGTTTCTCTCCAATCCTCGTATTCCGTAGTCGTCTTCTCTAACTCTTTTATCCTGTTTCCCCGCCTATCAAACTCAGCCCTTTGGTCTTCGTATGACTTAGCCGTTTTAACCCCAAAGTCTGCCAGATTATCAAACTTATTCCCCTTATACTCAACCGTCCCGTCATCATTGACTTTGACTTCTTTGTCGGTCAACGATTTACTATCCTCTGCTACTACCATCACACACCTCCCTGCCGTTCTATATGCTTGGTTTTAGCCTTACGAAGTAAAGCGAACCCATATAGAATTGGGCACTCTGTTTCGTTATACCTACTCTTTTTCATTACTCTTCAATTTTGGTCTCATTGTTTTAACTAACTCTATAACCGAAGCAGGCATCCCCATTACTAACCTAATGCCTTTGATTACTCCCCTCTCATACATAGTATAGTCGTTATCCTTTTTAACCCCTGTCCCCTGTCTCATAGGAGCCAACAACAACTCTATCCTTCTCTTTACTTCTTTTTCACACAACTCATCAATAAGTTTCCAAAACCTACCGCCAATACCCTCTTCAAGTATATTCTTTTGGCTTATTAGCTCTTCAATCTGTTCCGCATACCTCTCCCGTTCAAAAGTATCAAAAGTATTAAACTCATCAAACTCCATACCTATCTCCCCACTATATTTGTCCACCTACGCCTCCTCCTACACCACCAAAAGACACACCCTGCTGTTGTCCTGCTTGTATCTTTTGCATCGCCAAGTAAGCCTGCATCCCCAGGCTCACCACCTTCTCCTTTACCTCAGGCGGCATCTTATTCAAGGCTACTAACAACTCACCCTCCTGTATGCTCAACTTATCCTGCCACCCTGGCTTCACACTCCCCGCTATCTCACGCCACAAAGCCCCCCAATTCACCTGGTCAGCCATAGGAGTATTACTTACAATGTCCCTTATTTTAGTCAACTTCTCCTGTTCCAAGAAGTGATACGGGTTCAAATTAGTATCCACTATTACATCGTCGTCCTTCCATACATCTTTGTGCTCAAATATATCCTCCAACTCGCCCTGCTCCTGGTCTGTGAAAAAAGGCTTTATATCCTCCACTTCCCTATTAGTCAACACCTCGTATAACATATACTTTCCAGCCTCCTGTAAAGCCAAACTATAAACCAATAATTTACCAGCTATTCTCTCGTTCCCACTGGCCTTTAAACTCAAATGCTCCCCCAGCGTCTCCTGCCTTCCAGCCTGCTGCCCCTGTATCTGTTTGTTAGTGCCGTGTATATTATCAATATCCGCATCTATTACACGCTCCTCTACAAAAGCCTCCCCAGGCACATTACCTTTTGCCCAATTAGTTAGCATAGTGTCGTTCTCTAAGTGAAACAACCCACCAGGAGACGGATTGCGAAACACTTCACGCACATCCTCCCCTATAGCCCCCGTATAACTATAAAACCCCAATATCGCATACCTTAAAGCCATTATACGCAACCTTCTCGTCGTATCTACCTCGTCATTCAAATCAGCCATCAACTCAGGAACCCCAAACCCTTTGAGCCCCTCTATCTCAGGGTCCGTCAACGCTACTATAAAAGGCAAACGCCCCCTGCCACAGTATTTGATATGCGGGTTATCAACAGCCCTTAGTATAGCAACAGGGTCATCACCATTCATCCCCACCGTATACACCTTTTCCAAGTCCCAACACTCTCTTATAGCATACATCTCTTTATACGGATTACTATTCTCTGTAATACCTGTGATTTTAGTATCCTCCTTTCCCCTATACTCGTCCGCTTTGGAGATAAAAGAGGAAATATTCTCATATACTTCATCCTTTTCCATTCTCTCCAAATACTTTTTAGACCTCAACACCTTATACTGGACCCACCCTATATCGTCTTGTGTATTAGCAGTAGGGTCAAAACTTATATCCTCATTTAGTATAAAAGGGTATTGCAGTGTCTGGGTATTAAAATCCCACCCCACTTTTATAATGCACCACCCTTCTATAAGTGTTTGGAGCACCTGTTTGATAAATACACTCCTATACATCGGTATCTTAGACCTCTCTAACTCTAAAAGCATAGTCTTGATACGCCCCTCAGGCTCCGCTTTACCAGTGCGAGGTATTACTCTGTATAAAGTACCAGGTTGTAGAAAGGAGTTTATAAATTTAGCAAGCAGTGTAGTGACATGGGTATAAGTTTTAGGGATATGTAGTTTTTTATACCCTCTTCCACTAAATAGACGCCAGTAGGTTTGCGAATCCCGTTTCTCTTTATCCTTAATAGAAGCAACAACTTCTTCTTTGTACTTAATTTCGTCAAATATTTTGTCTATATCACTTTGTTTAGTAGGTATTTTGTTAATAAGAAGCGTTTTCATTTCCTTTTGACTATCCACTATTGGATTCTCTTGTTTCCCCACCTTCTCTATCTTAAACCCAAAGGCTTCCATCTTAATATTTAATAGCTAATCTTTTATATTTGTCAAGTAAATTTTATACCCTACACCCGTCAAGCACTGGTATAACATATTTTTGTTTGTTTTCCCTTATACTGCTTCTCCTATCTTCAAAGGGTTTAGAAGTATGTAACAGGATATACCTTAAAGCATCAAACAAGTGGTCATACCAGCCATCCTTTACAGGGGTATCTTTCAATATACCTCTTTGCAACCCTATTTGGTATCCCCCATTAAACCCTTGTCTCAATATAGGGCAGTTAGGGGCATCTAAATATAGCCCAGGGGTGCCGTCGGTTCTTTTATTTAGTAAGTGCCGTATAATTTCTACTCCTTCCATAACTTCTGACTTCCTGTAATGTGGGTGTATGTCGTATGTATTCAATACATTGACTTCTGACTTCCCAGTTTGCACACTTATAGAGGCACCAGCTGGGTCACAATAGTCTTCAAATTGGATTTTCTTATCTATGTTAGTGTAAAAGGGGTCAAGTTGTGAAGTATAGCATAACCTTTGCATTTGGGTAGATAGTGAGCCAACTTCTTTTTGCCCCGATAAGTAAAGAACTATTTGACACAGCTCATCCGTAGTCAACATACTACCCATAAACTCGTGCTGCACTATAAACCTATCTTGGCTATCAAATTGCCCAAACACAACAGCTGGGTGTAGATAGCCAAAGTCCCACCCCCTGAGTACTGGGGAATAGGTAGTCCTTTCTCCCCACCTATCGGTGGCTTTGTCGGTAATTTCAAGCTTCTTGTATGTAGAGGAAGGTAAGTAATTACTGCATATGCAATGTACTTCTTCACTAAACTCTGGATACACTCTTGACCCTTCCGCTATATATATGTTTTCGCCCCTTAAATACCTTGCCGTCCACTCAGAGCCATATGTTTTTTCAAGTTCATCTATAAAGTTGGGAGGTAAATTGTTTGCATTTTCGTAGGTAGTGGACTTAAAAACTTGTTGCGTAGTATTAGAAGTCTGTATAAACTTCATCACCCAATGCGAAGGGTTGACAGGGTTCATAGAGACCCAACACTGTCGTCTCTTGGAAGAGATAAGATTTAGACGCCCCAGCAGCAACAAAAATTCATCTTCCCTTAGGATGTCCCCTTCTTCTATATGAAACCAGCCCAGCTTATAGCTACCGAACTTACGGGCTTGCCTTTCACCACTACTTGACACCAGTGCACGGAACATAATGATTGATTTGTTAGGAAAATACATCGTCATTTCAGACTTCAAAAACTTTACACAATTAGGCATCCTACTTAAATAGGTACGCAACACCGTATCCCTTAACAAAGGCATAGTTTCACGACAAACAAGCCCTACATTAGACGGGCTTTCCCAACTATGTATTTCACCTTCTAATACGGCACTGGAAGTTTTACCACTTTGTAATCCACCTGTAAGCCACCTTATAGTGGCATTAGATTTGTGGAACTCAGCCTGCCATTCGTGTGGTGAAGAAGGAGAGCCGTCTTTCCCTCTATACCCTAACGTCACTAATTCTTTGTCCTTAGGCCTCCACTTTACAGGTTGCATTTCTATAAACCTATAAACCCAATCCTGCTTTTCTATCCGTCATTTTGTTGTTTGGTGTTTTTTGCTTACTGCTTTTCCTTTGCCGATAGCTGCCATACAGACAGCGTGGCAATCCACCTTCCCTTTAATTACGCCACCCTGCTTTTTAGCACACTTGACTACACATCTATGGTATTTGTCAGTAAATATGTGCTTCTTACCTTTGGGCGGTGTTAAACCAGCAGCTTCGTATAATGCGTTAGGCATTTATACCCCCTTGTTGCCTTCACTAAGTTGCTTTATATCTAACTTACCTCGCTTTTGAATTTCTGTTTTAGATACCTCTCTTGGCACTGGCACCTCTACTACTACCTTTATATTCCCACTAAGTCGCCCATCTTGCTCCCCTCTATTAACATTTTGCCACCTGTCACCAGCCCTATTACATAGAAAAAAGATAAGCGCCACTATATTACCCTTTTTTATATTTACAAGAAGCTGTGATTCTGCTAAATCAATTAAACTGGCCTCCACTTCTCTACATCGGTTATCAAAATTCTTATACTTTCGTCTCCACTCATAATACGCGAGCCGATTTATCTTAATTGCTTCACAGCTTAACGATATATTACAGGCCTTCTTTTTGTATGCTTCTATGAATAAATCCTGATTTTTGCTTATCCTTGCAAACACCGTGTCTATTCTTTTCTTTACTGCGCTCGTATCCCTCGGGTTTCTCATAGGATTTGTTTTTGTAGTATCCATAAGTTAATAATTAAATAGTAATTTTTTATAGGTTGTCAAGTTTTTTTTAATAGCTTCTTAGGTTTTTAGGTTTTTAGCTTCTTAGGTTCTTAGGTTAATAGGTTAATAGCAATTTCTTAGCAATTTGGCGATTTGGCAATTTCTTAGTAACTTAGCAATTCAGATATTTAGGTTCTTAGGTTATTAGCTTTTTAGCTTCTTAGCATATCTTAGCATATCTTAGCATTTCTTAGCATATTCTTAGCATTTCTTAGCATTTCTTAGCATTTTAGC